CATTTCGATTATAGCATCTTCGTCTTCAGAAGTAAATAGTGATTGAGGAGAATTTGTAAGATTAAATTTTCTACAATATTGTTCCATTGCTGCTTGTAGCATAGGACGGGCACATTCTGCAAAGTTTACTTCTTTACCTTTGCTGTGCATATCGCTCATTTGACTCATGCAAGGAAAATAGTGCTTACGATAGAATATTGGGTCATTCTTCATAAACACATTTAAGTCTGATGCAACATTAAATGGTAATTCGTTGTCGTCGCTGCCTGTTATATCAAATTCATTTAATCTCATATTACTACCTTACCATTTACGACACGACCAGTAACGTGCCTTTGTTCTTGGTCCCGGGTTATCACAGTTGTGTCTTGCACGGAAACTTCTACGTCTTTCTGGATTTGACTTTTTAATTTTCATATCCGGATCGCCGAAGTTTACTTTCTTAACATTTTTAGTCTTTGGATCTTTGACATATACTTTAAACTTCTTGACATCACCACGCATTGGTTTGCCTAGTGGTACTTTGCGACCTTGGTACTCTGCTTCGTCTACGACATCATCCTCATTGAACCACATAACGCCGTACTCTAAGAAAAAGTCATCACCGTCGTATGTTTCTTCAACAATATCTTCATCAAGATCTGTACTTATTTCAATGTCAAAATCTTCATAGCCGTTTTCAAACATATAGTTTGCTAAACGCTCTGCATACTCATCTGCTTCTTCCTCTGATAGCTCTCTTGCTAGAGGAATCTGGAACACGCTTGCTCCTTGCTCTGACTCAAGTAGTTCGTAACTTGGAAAGATTGATTCATCTAAACTTTCATTTAGGTTATCACTCTTTTCAAATACTATCCTTACAAAGTGTTCCATATTATACTCCTAAGCCTTCTAATGCTCCTACTAGGTCTTCAATAGTTGCTGCACCTGACACTGCGCCAGCAATATCTGCTCCAGTAATATAACCTGCACCATTAGTTAGATCATTTGTATCTGTTGGTACGTCTGCTGGAACATATGTAAATACACCTGTCGTATTATCGTACGATAAACTTCCGCCTTCTAACGGAGTTGTATCATTTGTAACACTTAGATCAGTTAGTGCAATGCCGCCTGCACCTGAAACACCGTCAATCAAATATCCTAGTCCAGTCCAAGTAGTGGAGCCGTCGCCGACTTTAACTTTGTCAGTATCAGTTTCGTATCCTAATTCACCTTGACTTAGTGTCGGGTTAACTGATGTCCAGTTAGCCGCTGTATCTCTTCTTAATTGTATTTTTGACGCCATTTTATGCTCCGCCTCCGTCTATTGTTAAATCGCCACTTAGATATGTTGTTGCTGCTCCGCCGCCGTCTATTGAACTTATAGTATCCAACCCAGTAATAGTAGCACCAGTAAATAGTACTGAACAGTTTTGCATATCAATGGTATTTCCTGTTCCAAAATCTATAACGTCTATGTTAACTGACAATTCTGATGATGTTACGCCGTTGTCATTTAATACTAAACTAGCACCGTTAGTGCCGTTAACTTCCCAGGCATTAACAAAATTGTTTGTAATAGTGTCAGTAGTTTGTAAAACTAGATTACCGTTTTGTGCATCTGCTACTACACTGTCTGCGTTCAATGCTAGTGTAGGATTACCAAATACTGCAAGTGTAGTAACTGTTCCAGTAGTAGTAGTTAACCCAACAAAGGTAGGACTATCAGTAGTGTTTAGATTTTGATCAAAACTACTACCGCCTGCTGCTGGCGCTGCATTAACCCATTTACTACTAGTATTGTCGTATGTTAATACTTGTCCGTCTGTTACGTTAGTTAGAGTAACGTCTGTTACGGTTCCTAAATTACCGTCAAACGTAGCAAGTGTAGTTAGGTCTGGCAGGTTAGTTAGGTTATTATAATCGCCGTTAAACGTGTTTGCTGTTAGTGCATACACACTGAGGTCAGGCTTGTTAGTTAGACTATTGTAGTCACCATCAAAGGATTGTACAGCACTAAGATCTGTATATACTTCAGTAAAATTGTCGTTTACTTTAATAAGTGCATCACGTAAACTTTCACCGTCGCCTGCGTAATCTGCTGTGCCTGTATTAATAAATCTCTGCGCCATGTCCTAACCCTTAATAATTCATCATTATGCTGTTTACAGTGCCGCCGCTCCAATTGTCAACCACAGCTCTTACCCAAACATAATTGCCTGTAAAGTTATAGTTAGCGTTAAGAGTTGTAGCAGCATATGTAACACTTGATATAGAAACTGTTGAGCCTACAGATACAGCACCTGTTGTGTCAACTGTTCCCGAAACATTAGTGTTGCTAGACAATACTACATCAAACCAATCACTGTCGCTAGGATCAATTGCTAGTGTTCCTTGTATTTTTACTTCGCCACTGAAATTATTTAAATTAATTTGTACAGTGTGAAACCCGTCTGCACGACCGTAGTAGCCGTCAGCCTGAAACTTATCGCCGGTTAGTGTTACTGTACTACCGTCGAACGTTGAATTTGATATTATAACTTTACTATTATTTGGCATACTATTATTTATCAATATCTTGCTTACACACTAATTTGTCTATTCTTCGAATAGAAGGTGTAATCATTAGCTTGACAAGTTCTAGTACACGCTCGTCTCTTACATAAAAGTAATAATTTGCAGCATATAATCCTTCGCTAATTGCATCTTTGCACATACGACCAATTTTTACTTTATCATGATTCTTTTCTAACCATGTAGTAAATCCTCGGTCAACACGTTTATCGCCTAGCGTAACCTTGTATTGATACTTAGTTGGTCTATTTACAATTATTATATTCTCACCTAGATGTGAAATATGTGCATCGGATGGTTGCCATAACTCTACAGGTCTTACTACTTTTGTTGAAAGATCTAACAGCCAGTCTTTGTCGTTTGTATACACTTGTACGTGAGGATTCTCGACTCGTATTTTATAATCAGTATCTGTACTAAACACTTTGTAAAGAGCTAGACATTCTAAGAACTCTAGTATGTCTACTGGACTTTTTCGATATCCAGTAGAACGTACTAGTACTTCGCCGTTTTCAAATTGATGTTGGAGGTCATCCAAGACCTCTCTTGCATAATTAAATTTCTTTTCTCGAAATATAATTGCAAGAGAGTTCTTAATGACTAACTTGTATAGATACTTGTTATAAAACAGTTTATGTGTTTCATAGTGTAACAAGTGCTTCTCCAACGCTTTCAAGTACTAAACCGTTAGAGTCTTCTGTTAATTTTACAGTAACCGTGCCGCCATTTTTCAAATTACCAAATAGTAACTCTTTTGACAACGGACGTTTAATGTCTTGATCAATAACACGTTGTAGAGGACGAGCACCCATTTTAGGATCAAATCCTTTATCAACTAGATAATCAAGTGCTTCGTCAGTAACTTTGATAGCAACACCCTTGTCCTTAACCATATGTTTAAGTTCAAGCAAGAACTTGCCAACAATTTTAAGCATAACTTCTTTGCTTAGTTTACCAAACGTGACAGTTGCATCTAAACGGTTGCGGAATTCTGGAGCGAAGAACTTTTTAAGTGCAGTGTCTTCGTATTCTTTTTCCATAGTGTCGCCAAAGCCAATTGTATTTTTCTCAGCATCAGCAGCACCTAGGTTAGTGGTTAGAATCAAGATACAATTACGTGCGTCTGCTTCTTTACCGTTCGATCCAGTAATCTTACCGTTATCCATAATCTGTAGCAATATTTGCGACACATCTGGATGTGCTTTTTCAATTTCGTCTAGTAGTAGAACACAATTAGGATGTTCTTGCAGTTTAGTAATCAACTGTCCTGCATTGTCTTCAAAGCCTACATAGCCTGGAGGTGAACCAATTAGTTTAGCAACTGAATGTTTCTCTTGATATTCTGACATATCAAAGCGTACAAGTTTAACTCCTAATTGAGTTGCAAGTTGTTTTGCAGTTTCAGTTTTACCTACACCAGTTGGTCCCATAAACACAAACGACCCTACAGGTTTGTCATCTGGTTTAAGACCTGCTTGTGCAACAAGAATCTTATCAACAATGTTTTCAATTGCAGTATCTTGGCCATAAACGCCAAGTTTTAGATTGTGTTCTAGATTAGCAAGACCTGAAGTTTCTTTTTCTGCAATGTTCTCAACTGGCATGTTAAGCATTTTAGCAAGTTCAAACTGAACTTCTTCTTCAGTAACCAAACGTTCAACATCTGGATCTTTTAGTTTAAATCTAGCACACGCAACGTCAATCAAGTCAATTGCTTTGTCAGGTAGTTTTTTATCTGTTTGATATTTGACACTAAGTTTAACTGCTGCTTCGATTGCTTGCTCTGTAATACCAGTTGCGTGGAATTCTTCGTAGTACTTCTTAATACCACGTAAGATATCCTTTGTTACTTCTGGAGTAGGCTCGTCTACAGTTACACGTTGGAATCGACGCATTAACGCACGATCCTTTTCAAAGCTCTTACGATATTCCTCCCAAGTAGTGCTTGCTACAACTTTGATATCACCTTTTGACAATGCTGGCTTTAACATGTTAGCAAGATCATTAGTTTTGTCGCCACCGCCTGCACCTGCTCCGTTTATCATGTGTGCTTCGTCAATAAACATTACAGTTTTGCCTTTCTTCTGCAATGCTTTAATAACAAGTTTTAGACGCTCCTCAAAGTCACCGCGGTATTTGGAACCAGCAAGCATACTGCCAATGTCCAAATTGTATACTTCGTATTCTTTTAGGAATTCAGGAACATTATCATTCATAATGTTGTATGCAAGTCCTTCTGCAATAGCAGTTTTACCTACACCAGGATCACCTACAAGAATAACATTGTTTTTGTTGCGACGACCTAGTGCAAGTGCAATACTTTCTAGTTCATCATACCTGCCAATGATTGGGTCAATGCGATTACGTTTTACTTCATCGTTTAAGTTAGTAGTGAATGCACGAAGTGCTTTTTGCATAGCACCCGTTAGTTCTTCATCTTCAAATTCTTCTTCAACTTCGCTGCTGATATAATCGAGGAATTTTTCTTTTGAGATACCAGACTTTTCGATCCAATATGCTGCAATAGATTTCTTTTCGTTGAGCACACTAATAAGAACATCGCTTAGTTCAATATGACTACGGCCATTAAATAGTAC